GTTACGATGCTGAATACGTTCAACTTGAAAAGGGCGTAGGAATGCAGACAGATATCACCGGGAATCATGTTGCCCTAGTTATGAAAGGAAGAGCGGGAAATAGATGTGCAATCAGTGATAAGGAATGTTCTGGTTGTGGAAATTGTAAATGTAATCCTAAATTAAAAAATCTTTATAAGGAGGACGAAGATGCTATGAAATTTAAAGCAAAGCTAAAAGGAGTTTATAAGCAACGCATATTAGATGAAGATTTTAAAAAGCTTCCTGATGATGAAAAAGCTGATAAACTCGCAGATGATGCTGTTGAAGCTGTGGAGGCTGAAGGGGCAGATCCTGATAACCTTCCACAGAAAGATGGGGAAGGTGATCCTGATCCCAAACTTGAGGAGGATCGCAAGACTAGAGATGATGATCAGTTTACAAAACTGGATAGTAAGATTGATCGTCTGATAGGAATTATTGAAAAGTTTGTGGAAGCAGCTTCTTCAATTAAAGAAGCAGTTGGTGCAGATGCAGATCCTGATCCGGCTGATGACCCTCAGAATATGGATGGGGATGATCCTGATGAGAATTTGGAAAATCAGGATGCTGATCCTGCAAATCCTGATAAGGTTGAAAAACCTGAAAATCAGGATTCAGATGAAGATCCTGATGAAAATCTAAATGATGATGCCGATCCTGAAGATGAAGAAAAGAAAGCAGCGGCAGCGTGTGATTCAATGTGGAATGATATTTCCTACCGTGCTGATTTGCTTTATCCTGGAATCAGGTTGGCAAAACCGGCAAAGGATCATGCAAAGAGTTTGGAAAAACTTCGCCAGAAAGCTTTAAAATATGCTTTGACAAATGATGCAGCTATCGCTGGTATGATTGATGTTAAAGATGTTGGTAAGCTGACAGGTAAAGCTTTACAAATTGCGTTTAGAGCAGCTTCTGATTTTACACGGGATAAGAATAATAGATCAGTACGTGATTCTATTATTACAGACACAGGAAAGGTTGTGAATACTATCAAAGGTATACAACAGCGTAACAGAGAATTTTGGAATAGTAAAAACAAATGATATTAAATAGGAGGTAACTTATGAGTGACAAGAGTGTATTTTACAAAAGGATGCCGGGAGGTATTGCTGGTCAGGTAACACGGGAAGAGATGGCAAAGAAAGAGCCGCAGATGATGAGTCCTACTGCTCCGCCTCTTTTCTATGGTATTCCTGTTAAGATGGATGGGAATGGAAAAATAACTTTCATTACAGGTGCTGGTGATAAAATTCGTGGTTTCTTAACACGTCCGTATCCCGTTCAGGAAGAAAGCATTAATTACGAAGGATTTTCAATGGGTCAACCTTCAGTCAAACAGCCGTGTGATATTCTCCGCAGTGGGTATATGATGGTTCAATGCCTTGCAGGAACTCCTGTTCTTGATGGTCAGGTTTATGTTCGTTGGGGGACTGATTCAGGAACGCAGGGAACTATTGAAGCCGTTACAAGTGGAAATCAGGTCGCTATTACAGGTGCTTATTTCCTTGGTGGAGCTGATGCTGATGGCAATGTTGAAATTGTCTATAATATTTAATGGAAAGGAGGATATAAACTATGTTTAAATCAAACATGATGACTTTTGATAAAGATACCATGGATAGTACTGGCTCTTTCCTTGTGGGAGAGTTAGAGCGTTTGGATCAAACACTGCATGAACCGTTGTATGATGTTACGTGGACACGTGATATTGATTTACGTGAAGACGTTTCAATTGCTGATGAAGTAAGCAGCTTTTCATTGAGTTCATTTGCAGCAGCTGGTGCTCCAAATCCGCAGGGTATAAACTGGATTGGTAAAAATTCAAATGCTATTCCGGGAATTGCGTTGGATATTGCGAAGCAGTCCCAACCTTTGATTCCTTGGGGCATGGAAATTGGTTACACCATTCTTGAACTTCTTTCTGCACAGCAGCTTGGTCGCCCAGTTGATGCACAGAAACATGCTGGTATGGCTATTAAATACCAGATGGACATAGACCAGATGGTCTATGTTGGTGATGTTGCTGTTACTGGTAAATATGGTATGCTCAATTCTCAATCAGTCAATGTTGCTGCTGTTGCTGCTGGAGGTAGTGGTTATACACAGTGGGAAGAGAAAACTGCTGATGAGATTTTGGAAGATGTCAATGCCCTTCTTTATCAGTGCTGGAAACAAGCTGGTTATGCCGTTTGCCCAAGTAAGCTTTTGCTTCCTCCGGAAAAGTTTGCATACATTCTTAGCCAAAAAGTAAGTACTGCTGGTAATGTTTCAATTCTTTCATTCCTTGAGGACAATTCAATTGCTCTTAAGAAAAACGGTAAGAAATTGGATATTCAACCTGTTAAGTGGTTGGAAGGTTTGGGAACGCCGATGGGTTCTCCGTTACAGGCTACTGATCGTATGGTTGCCTATACGCAGGATGTTAATCGTTTACGTTTCCCGTTAGTTCCGATTCAGCGTACTCCGTTGGAATATCGTAGTTTGTCACACCTCACCACCTATTATGGTAGGATTGGTGTTGTGGAAATAGTCTACGCAAGCACACTTTATTACGCTGATGGAATTTAGGAAATCAATTATTTCTTAAAAAGGAGAAATGATATGAGTAAAAAGGTCAAGATCAAGATTAAAACTAAGAGAGTTATCACCCTTTCGGATGATAAGAAGACTCGTCTTGATATTGGTGTTCACGATATAGATGAGGAACAATACAATCATTGGTTTATTCAGGGACTGATAGCTGTAGGAGATGTCAAGCTTGTTGGTAAGCAATCTGATAAGCTATCAGTCTTACCTGAAAGCCATCAGGTAAAAGTATTTTCACCTGTGGCAAAATCAAAGATTACTAAACTTCCTAAAGTGGGTTCTAAATTAAAAAAAGAAGAAGAACCTGTGGAAGAAAAGAAGCGTGTTCCAAGAGTTAAGAAATCAAAAACAGAAGATGTTGAATCTAAAACTGCATAGGTGAATTATGTGTGTGCCAATTGACTTATCAACTTTTGCTGCTAAATTTAGAACGGATTTTACAGCGTTTGCTAATACTACAAATTTCCCAGATAGTGTAATATTATTTTGGGCAGGATTGGGTATTAAACTTATGAATCCGAAAAGATGGGGTGAGATACTGTATGAAGGATTGGAATTGTGGGTTGCTCACAACGTCACATTGTCGGCAAAAGATAATGCTTCTGTTAATGATGGTGGTCTTCCCGGGGATAGTTCAGGTGTAATTTCTAATCAAAGTGCAGGTGGCGTGAATGTTAGTATTGATACAGCAGCTACTCTTGAAGCAGAAGGTGGGAATTACAATCTGACTCCCTATGGAACACGATTGAAAAGATTGATTGATATTGTTGGCTGTGGAGGTGCTCAATTGACATGATAAAAGGTGTTGTGAAATCTTTTGTTAAACTTGATTTAACAGAAAAGCTTATAAAGCAATATCATGAAATTACTAAGTCTTCTGTATTGGTTGGTATTCCTGAAGACAAGGATTCCAGAAAAGAAGATGAAAATGGTAAAGTTCCTATTGGTAATGCTGCATTAGCCTATATTCATGACAATGGTTCTCCGTTGCAAGGAATCCCAAAACGTGAATTTATGAAGCCAGGAATCAAAAAAGTTAGTGATAAAGTTTCAAATGAATTTCTTCAAGCAGCTGCATGTAAGATGAATGAAGATGATGAAGGTGTTAGAAAACATTTGAACAGGGCTGGGATGATTGCATCTAACAGTATCAAGCAAGTTATTAATGAGGGTGATTTTACTCCCTTAAAACGTGGTACAAAATTGGGGAGATTGAGGAAGTTAAAAGGTGCTAAGAAGTGGGATACTGATAAGCGTGAAGATGCAATGGAATCATTTCATCCACTGGTTTCTTCTGGGCAAATGCGGAACGCTGTGACTTATGTGGTGAAAACTGATGAATAATTCACTGATGAAAAGAGTAACACGTAGCCCTTTACTTAATTCTCAAGCTTTGACAATTTTGAGAAGTGTAGGTGAA